TACTCCAAAAGAATATCTTTCCCTAGCTTTGTATCTAACATTACCAGTATCAAAGTCTCCATCCATAGATGTAGTCATTGGACTTCTAACGAAGTGCTTCATGCCGTCTGGAACATCTGTTGTGATGAAGAAAGCATTAGTATCAGTTAAATAATGATTAACTGAATAGCCTTCTGGAATCACTCCATTTGTTTTGACTGCATTGATATCGTTATCAGCCGTACCTACTCTGTAGTCACTTTGCAAAAGTCTAGTAGCAACAAACTGTAAGTCTGAAGGTACTATTAACTTTTTAGGTCTAGCAGCAATTTTCAAACCTCTTTCGTCAGTATATTTGCCGATTTGAATGATTGCATCTTCTAGAGATGTTTCATTTAAATCTGCACCGACTGAAGGTCTGTTGCTGTTAGTTCCACCATTTACAAGTGGGTGAGCGGTGCTAAATAAAGCAACCCCATCGCCTGATGTAAACGCTGTACTAAACCCATTGTTAAGCGGATTACACGCTTTAACTTGCTTAGTGTACGCCATCGCTCTAGCTAGTGCTTTGGTATATCTTCCAGAAAGAGATACATAGAGGTTATCCTCCATCGCTTCTTCTGTAATTGAATATCCCATTGCAATAGTTTCGTGTGTGTAACGAGCTACGAAAGACTCTTGTGCATTATCATAAGTGATAGCTGAACCTTCATCTTTTACTGGAGCTGCTCCGAAACCTGATAACTTTAATTCTTCCTCGAAACTTCTCTCGGAATTTTCAGTTACATAAATTTCTTCATGCTCATTTTCGTATGTCCCGTATTCTTCACCGAATAACGCATTTAGTCCTGGTAGGAGTTGTTTTAACTCATTAGCTCTTGAAATAGCTGCCATAATATTACTCCTTAACCTATACCAGTTGTATTAAGCAACTGATGTCCGACATTAAACATAACTAGTACATCAGTATACGTATCGCCAACTGCACTATCAGGTCCGTCAACAAAGTCAACGAGTTTTAGTGGTAGTGTGGCGGTAGTAGCTGCTGTACTCCCATCAACTGCGTTTTTACTAGTACCGATTGCTGTACTTCCTGCAGTTTGAACAATAGCGAAATTTTTACCTAGGTCATCCTGGGTTAAAGCTTCGTCTGATTGCATTTGCATTAGTACGAATGGGTCTGTAGCAACATACGCAACAATATCATCCGCAGCTACTGAAGCTGGGAAATATTGATTTGGTGTGAATTGACCTGTAGTAGGGTCGGTATAAGCACAACCAAGAAAAACACCAATAGGTGTACAAGCTGTAGTACCAGTATCTTTTTGGATAGTGGTATTTGGATTGTCATCACCCCATTTTACTAAATCGCCATAGAATATGGATGTTCCATACGCATTTTTAATTTTGTAATGAGTAACTTTTCCTTGATAAGGGCTTCCAACGACAGTACCGACAGGCTTTGCTCCGAATGGAGTTGCACTTGTGGACATAATTGTCTCCTTATATTAAATTAATTATTAGAAATTCTTTATGAATCTCTACCAAAAGAGGTCTTCGACTTGCGTTCAAACACTTGTTTGGTCGCCATTCGATTATCCTGGTCTTTAAAATACACATTGTCTACAGAATCCACTTGTGATTGAGCAAGTTCATTGAAGTGCTTGTCTCTCGCTGCGGCTCTATCTGCAGGCATTTTGCATAATAATTGTCCGCCAATTTCGACATTACCTTTTGTAGCCCATTCTGAGCCATGGTCCATCATATGAATTTGTAATTCTGGATGGTCTTCCAATCTGCAAGGTTGCCACCCCTCACGAAACCTTCTAGATACATTAGGGTTATCAGAGTTTCCAACTAAGGATGTTCTGATATACCTAAATACCCAGCCTGTCTGTGGGTCTGGTGTCGGTAAATTAGCAGAGTTTTCCCAGCTCTGTGGATGCTGAGTAGCCTCTCGGCTTTCGGTCTCTCTAGGAGTACGCTCTTGGTTTTCAGGAGTATCAGCAGAAACTGCCTCCACTTTATTAGTAGTATTTTTTTCTTCTGACATATTAAGCCTCCCTTAATAATTGATTTGCATACTGCTCAGGACTTATACCAAGTTGGCGAGCTAGCTTAACTTGAGTCTGAGTCAGACGGATTTGCGTGGGTTTTTTGTTTCCGCTATCCCTCGTTGCGGATGCGACAACTGTTGAAGGCTGTCGTTTTGGTGAATTATTCTCTTGAAGCATTTCTGTTTCATTTGAATTAGTTACACCGAAAAAAGTTGGAAATTGTTGTCTCATAGCGACATCAACTTCTTTATAATATTGTGTAGTCTTAGCAGCAGGGTCTATTCCCTTAGCTTGCAAAGATTGGTCTACATACATTGCAAAAGATGTCATTTCTTTATGTACTGGTTCACTACCCATAAACCATGGATTTTTTTGTGACCATTGTTGCATCTCAGGGTCAAGCTGTTGTTGCTGTTGTTGAACAGGTGCTTGTACTGGCATTCTGCTTGCAATTTGATTCTGAACTTGTGAAGCCATTGAAGAAGCTTGTTGTTCTGCAAGAGTAGCTTTTGACAGTAACTCTTGTGCCTTTGTCATGTCATCAGCATTGCCTTCTTCATATGCTTTCTTAAAAGATTCTTGAGCATTTTGTTTTGCCCATAAAGCATTGTTATATGCTTGTTTATTTAAAACTTCTCCGCCTTGGTCAACCATAGCTTGTAGCTTTTGATTTTCAGACATTAAGTTTTGTAAGCGTGTTATTGCTTCTTTTGATTCTCTAGCAGCAGCTTCTTTAGCTCTGCGTTCTTCATGATACTCATATTTGATTTTTGCTATTCTGTCTGCAGCTCTTTTACTGTAGTCAGCAATCTCTTTATCAACTACTTCATCATCTACTTCAGGAGAAGTATCTTCCGCTTTCTTTGCTCTGCGGTCTTCTACTGGCGTATCATTTACTACTTCAACATCATCAATTACTTCGACTTCTAAGCCTTCAGGTATTTGATTGTTTATTTCTGTAGTTTTACCAAAAAACTTATCTTCCTGCGTTTGAGGTATAGTTTCTTGTATATTAGGTTCTTCGTTAATTATTTCTGTATTACTCATGCTCTAACTACTCCTGTAGGGTCATCTACTACTGCTTCCACAGTATCATCGTTAATTAAACGAAACTCTTGCCCATACATTTTCATGCGAGTGCCTGAATAAGCTCTGAAAACAACCCAGTCACCTTCTTTACACCAAGGTCCACTTGGAAACCTTTTAGTGTCGTTATAGCACTCTGGTCCTAATTTTAAGACATAGCCACAAATATTGCTGACTTCTTCGTCTTGTATAGTAGAGGTTGCTTTAATTATCCCACCTTTAGATTTCTCATCAGCTTTAGGCATAGCTATTAAAATCTTCCAACCTTTAGGTAAAGGTAGTTGACTTCTAGCTTCCTTGCTTAGTTCAGGTGTTTTAACACTTTCTGGCTTAGGTACTTTTTTGTCTTTTTCACTCATATATGTTGCACGACTTTAGGAGTCGAGTTCCTATGTTTCCAAGTTTCTTTGGATATAATCCAAAAGTTCTCGTTCTGCAAGGGCTAAACCCTCGACAATACCAGCCATTTTTTGATACTCGGAGAAGTCTTTACAAGCTCCTGTACTCATATGGTCAGCATGTTCATTCATCAAACCACGCAACTTTAACTTCAGATGTTCTGAGAGTGATAGCTGTGTGATATCATTTTCCATTCTGTTTACTATCTTCTAGCATATCTTTTGCTATGTCAATACCTTTAACAAAATCTTCTCTTGCAGACTTATTTTGTAATTGGTCTGCTTTAAGTAAGTCACTAGCTGTTCTTTGTCCTATCTGTGCACCAGCAATTTGAGTTTGAGCCTGAATTCTTTCTCTTTCTATAGCATCTCTATTTGCTGCTTTAGAAGCATCTAGTTGTAATCTAGCTTGACCTTCTTGTGCTCTACGCATTGCTTCTTGTTCTTTAATAGCTACTTCTTTTTCTTTAGCCATTATGAGTGGGTCTTGCTGTTGTTGTTCTATTCTTTCTTGTTCTGCTCTCTGCTGAGATGTACCAAGAACTCGTTTAGCTGCTTCTGCTACTAAACTAGAAATTCGTTTTTCTACATCTGCTGGTAGTGGCTCACCTTCAGGTGGTAACTCAACTCCCATTTCAGCTTCAATTTCTTTTCTGTATTTCATTGTTAAATGTTCATTAACATAAGCTGACGCTGAAGCTAGAATACTTTGAGCATTAGGACTTTTCTCTAATGTACTCATTATCTCTGGATTTTCTTGAGCTGATGCTACTACTGCTATATGTGCTTCATGGTCTTGTTGTATGTAAGCTTTAACAGGTTTTCCATTAATTAAGTTTTGTACTGCAGTAATTGGGTCAACTGGTTTGACATCATCTGTATCTGGAATAATATCATTTACATCATTAATGCCTAATACTCCAAGCATCTGTCTATGTAATTCAGGCATGTTATACATATCAGGAGATGTCTGTGCTAATTGCATAGCAGCTTGATATTGCATTATTCTTTGAGCCATTGTTGCTGCATTAGGGTCTGATACAGGTAATACATCTACTCTGTTATCAAAGTCTTCAGCTTTTATAAATTCTTCTTCATCTGTTTCATATGGGTAAGCAGGGTCTGTAAAGTCTCTTACAATGCCAACCAATATATCAAATTCTTTTTTCATTGCTGCATGAAGC